GAATTCTATTCGGGGCTGGACGAAGTAAGCAAAACCTACTAAACTGTTATGTTTTAGACCCTGAAGATTCCGTAGACAGCATTGGAAAAACTATATCCGATATGTACAAGATTTCTTGCGGGGGAGGAGGTATTGGCTTTAATTTTTCAAAGATTCGTCCTCTCGGTGACGACATACAAAATATTAGAAACTCCGCTCCGGGTTCCCTGTCCGTCATGAGAATGGTGAACGAAATAGGGAATCATGTAAGGGCGGGAAAAAATCGAAGAACAGCCTTGATGGCTATTCTAAGTATTACCCATCCGGATTTTCTTGAATTCCTCCGGGTTAAACTAGACCGTAAGGAGTTGACAAACTTTAATATCTCTGTTGCAATTACGAAGCCTTTTTTAGAGGCTGTAGAAAATAACGATGAATGGTATTTCACGTTCGGAGGAAGACAGAACAAGTATTTTGTGTATGAGATTAAACGTATTTCAGAGGAAGGAAACGATGTAGTTGAAGTTGTTGCTAAGGACGAAGAGGATGCACTCGGGCGTGCACAGCTACATAAGCTAAAGCATTATTCTGATACATTTGAGGCGCCCAAGAAGAAAAAAATATTCGCGAGAGACTTGTGGACTAGGATCGTAGATAATGCGATTGAGTCAGGAGAGCCGGGTATTTTTAATATAGATTTTGCGAATGAATATACTAACGTATCTTATTTTGAGCATATGCCTTCTACTAACCCGTGTGGGGAGGAGGTTTTACCAGCATACGGCAATTGCTGTCTCGGTCATGTTAATCTCGCTAATATGGTGGATGTCGATGGTGTTATCGACTGGCGTAAGCTTGCTCGCACAGTTCGTACGGGGGTACGGTTTCTTGATAACGTACTTACGGCGAATCATTTCCCGATTGCGGAATGCGAGGAGGGAGGAATGCGATCTCGTCGGGTTGGATTGGGAATCACAGGACTTCACTACTTCCTCATTAAGGCAGGATTTCGATATGGATCAGAGTCGTGCCTGGAATTCTTGGAACGGCTCTTCACAACGATAAGAAATGAGGCGTATAAAGCTTCTATGTACTTGGCTAGGGAGAAAGGAAGTTTCCCAGCGTATGACTGGAGTCAATTGAAGGATGAAAAGTTCTTTAAAACTTTACCTTCTAGGATTCGTTCGGATGTTAAAAAAAATGGCTTGCGTAATGCCGTTCTACTTACAGTTGCACCTACTGGAACTATTAGTATGATTTTAGGGGTATCTACGGGTCTTGAGCCTATATTTGCTCCTGTGTATAAACGACGATGGCGTACAAGTACTGATGGTGTTTGGAATGAGACTGTCGTTATTGACCCACTCTTTAAAGATTTATACCTTAGAGGTCGTAGTGTCAACCATTGTGTTGGGGCTTATGATGTTACCCCAGAAGAACATATTAAAGTTCAGGCAGTCGTACAGACGTACATTGACTCAGCTGTGTCAAAAACGTGTAATCTTCCTTCTGAATTTGAACCTTCCAGTCTATATGACGATCTTTTGACGTATGCTAGTGATATGAAAGGTTTTACTTTTTATCGTGCTGGTTCTCGGGGAAATGAACCGTTAGAAGCACTAGATATTTCTACGATAGACTTGGACCTTTTAATCAAAAAAGGTACGCTTGAAGAAAGTGCTGCCTCAGTTAACGCGTGCAAGTCAGGAATGTGTGAAATTTAATGCCATTGTATTCTTATAAATGTAAAGCGTGTGAAAACGTCGAAACTGTTAATTGTCTTATGAAGGACATGAAAAAATGGGTTAAATGCCCGGAGTGCGGGAAAAGAGCAAACAGAATATTTGAAATTACAGGGACTCAAATCAACGTACAAGGAGGAACTCCTATTTACGACAAAAGAAGGGACCATAAAAAAGACTGTGGTGTAGCAACCAGATGGCACGATGATGAAGTCCGAAAAACCGAAAAAGCTCTTGACTTCAAGACTGGAATTTCTCCATACTCCAAAATGATACCGAATTATTCGGAGTTGGAAAAGCAAGGAGTTGTAAAAAAAGCCTCAAAAGAACAGCAGAAGGACCATAAGGAGAAGGCTACAAAGATTACAAAGGATGCGGTATCGAAACTTTCAGGGGCAGAAAAAGACCATGCGGTCAGGGGTTCCGGAAATTCAATGGGTCCCGGTCAATGAGCGCTTCGAATTCCGAAAGGTGCGGATGTTTCGGATCTACTGGTCAATTTTAGTGATAACTTGCCTTTAATAAGGTAACATGGCATATGAATTAGCTGACAGTATTCAGAGGGGGATTATTTACCTAGCAAAGTCTGACCCCACTTTTCTCATTCAATCTATGCCAATGGTGAAGTCAGAGTATTTTGAATACCCCTCACACCAAAAGTTTTTTCAGGTTGTTGTTGACCACTATCAAAAGTATAAAAAACTTCCAACTGACGATTTCATTCTAGAAGAAGTTAAATCTCTAATGTCTTCGACTGAGCTTCTCTCTGATTACAAAGATGAATTGGAGCAGATTAATAATCTTGATGAAAAGTCCTTGGATAATGAGGACTACCTCCTAGATTTAGTTGAGAATTTTGCCAAAGAGCAAGCTATAACGGACGCTGTCCTCTCATCTATAAGTCTAATAGAACAGAAAAAATACGACGACATCGAAGATTTAGTTCGGGGGGCTCTTACCGTCACTAGAAATCTTGATTTAGGGGTCAACTATTTCAGCTCCTTTGAAGATAGATTTTCCAAGGAAGAAAATGAGCAGGACTACAAGTTCCGAACTCTTTTTGATTCTATGAATGAGTCGCTTGAAGGGGGGTTAGCTGCAAAAGAGCTTGCTATGGTTGTTGCACCTCCTGGGGTTGGAAAATCTTTATATTTAGCCAATCAAGCTGCTCGGTCTGTAATAGACGGTCACAATGTCCTTTACGTCTCCTTAGAAATGTCTGAAGACAGAGTGGCTCAAAGAATGGATAGTATTTTTACGCAGGTAAAACAATCTGACCTCAAACACAGAAGGTCAACTATTATCGAAAGGTTTGACAAAATTAAGAAAGCGAAGCCTAATATGGGCTCCCTCAGGATAAAGGAATTCCCAACGAAAAGAGCTACGGTGAGTACTTTAAGGTCTTTTTTATCTCAGTTACGAAACGCTGAGGACTTCGAACCTGATGTGATTATTGTAGATTATCTTGAACTTCTTTCGACAGACGCCACTCTTAAGGAGTATCAAGCACAGGAGAGACTAGCGCAGGAGCTTCGTGGTTTAGCTATCGAACATAAGTGTTTGCTTTGGACTGCCACTCAAACCAACCGGGAAGGAAAACGAGTTAGTCTTATCACAGATACAGAATTAGCCGATTCTTATGGAAAAACTCGCGTGTGTGATTTGGTTTTTTCGGTTAATCAGAACGAATTAGAGTTTGACAAAGGAGAAGCTCGGATATACGTTATTAAATCTAGAAATGGGAGGTCTAGATATGTAATACCTTCCATTATAGACTATTCCAAGCTTACAATCCACCAAAAAACGACATGAACCGGCTAAAAAAACCAATTCACCCAATGCGTCTCCATACAGGAATTAAAACATTTACGATTGAACAAAAGTCTCTCTCCAAGGACAGTTTATATGGCTGTGTTGAGTTTCCAAAAGCTCTTATAACCGTAGACCCAAATCAAAGTGAGCAGGACTACAAAGGAACTCTCCTTCATGAGATTTGCCATGTAGGGTGGGAGCTTTTTGGGTTGGGAGACGACGATGAGATGCCTACTGTAGGCAACGAATACCTAACTACTGTAACCTCCAACATGATACAGTTATTAGCAACCCTAAACACCGAATTATTCGAGTACTTACTTACCAATGAATAGCGCAATTGAAACTTACAACAGTCTAGAAAATAAGTATCTTACAATATCCAAGGAGTATTTGGAGATAACTGAAGATAACATGGATGAGGCCTTACAAAACCACACTGCCTTGTATGCGTTTTTTGGGGCTGTATTAGCGTATGCGAAGAAAGTTTATAATTCTGCTGAAATTACTTTTGAGTATGCCGAGGCGGAAGTTAAGGAGTCTCGCAGGGAATTTTTACTCTCCCAAGATAAGAAAGTTACAGAGGCAGCTCTAAGTGCACATGTTCTAACTTTGGATTCAATCAAGGACCTTAAATCACAGGTTCTAGAATCTCAGCACAAGTACAACTTGGCTAAGAACATAGTCACTTCTCTTGACCACCAAAAAGATATGTTAGTACAGATGTCCGCAAATAAAAGAGCAGAGATAAAACTAGTATCTGACCTTGGATAACCACTATATAATAGTGATATGTGGAAAAACATAATATCACAATTAAATAAATCAATTTTCAGTAACTGGAAGTGGTTATTAGCAGGGTTTGCTGGTGGCATTTTCGGAAAGCTTTTCCTATAAGAAAAGTTTAGGTTTCAAAAAAATATATCTAAATAATGGTCCCATTACCCACAAGCCCCACAACCACAGTTCCCCAAGCAATTGGAGGCGGAGGAAACTTTGGCTACTTTATCAGCGGCATTTCGCCGGTATCAGGCGTATCTGGTACAATACCGAGCGGGGTTGAAACCTCAGGCCCCTGGTACGTTGAACGCCAGGAGATGAGTATTTTTTACACTCGAGTGGCTACAGCAGCTAGGGATGCTCTCCCGCACAGAGACTGCTCCTTGAGTGGGGTTAATACTTCTGCCTTAGGTAAAAACAACAACATATCTCAGACATTTCTCGTCGTTGATGTGCAAGGCCGCTGTCACGCTACAAGTTCTACCAATGTACATCCTGGACCTTGGCAACAGCCTCAAAAATTCACGCTACTTGCCTTCGACGCAGATTACCAAGGTCGTACTTATGGCTCTGTTAGCGCAGGATGCCTAGGACCTGCTGGTAATATAACCACCGCACAAAACTTCTACGCTAGGAGACTCTTGAAGCCCAATGATGTGTTTTATGATGAAGCTTGTTGGAAAGGATATAGTTTTCAAATAATAAATAGTTGGAGTCCTAACGGTCAAACTGAATTCATGAACCGATTCCATAAATGGCTAGGATGGGGGTACGAGACCAGCCAGTGGGGATTCCTCGCTGAATGTGTGGGACTCCAGTTCCACGAGGCCATCGCCCCGCGTTCGGGAGGGTACTCCACAGCCCAAGACCAGTTGACCGACTCTAGAAATCTTATAAATGAATGTGGTCAAAGGTTGCACGATGCAAACTTGTGGGAC